TCAAGGGCTGAAAAGCTTGCTAATGCGTTATATGGAACTTCGTCAATCTTTGGGAAACGCCTAGTGCGGACCCGCATGCTAGGTGTTGTGAGAGGACGGGAGTTAATCGCTCCCTTCTACTCGATTTCTTTGTTTACTTATACGCCCGGCGACCGGAAAAGGCTATACCCCTTGTGACACCGGGCCTATTTGGTATGAATAGGGGTTGTATCTTTCTTTGGTCTGCCAGGAGACTTGAGGTTTTTGGGGTCTTTCATTTTTCTCCTTACAAGGTTCTTTTTTCTTTCTCGTTCATATTCACGGTTTCCATCGGGACCCCCATGTCTATCAATTTCATATCGCTTCTTACATTCTCTGCCTAGGCAATTGCTTTTAAGGGGGTTGTTTGGCGGTGGTTGAAAGATTTTTCCGCAATAAGGACAAACGCGAGCATTTATGTGATGTTCAAGGTAGTGCCATACCTCAGCCCACGCTAGAGAAAGGAAACTATTGGATTGAATATAGCGACTTAATTCATCTTTTAAAAACAGCGGCGACTGAACGATTTCTTTAGAAGCATCCATAAGACGGAGAACTGCATTCCCCTCTTTAGGGTTGCTAATAAGTAATTCGTAATTTGGAGTTAATGGGTCTCCGATATCTGGAAATTGCCTTTTATCAATCCAGCTTTCAACAGCATAACGCAAACCCAGTGCTTCAAGAATTGGCGTTCGGGATGCGTCTTCATTTGAGAGTAAAGACGATCTCTCGCTCACTTGGACTAACTCTTCACCTAATTGAATTAAAGGGGAAGACCGTTCTAAACCTGACATGATTTTGCAAAAACGTTCCTTTGCTTGGTCGTTTATTTTTATATCGCCAGGATGACCGATAGACGGGGAAAATCCTTCAATTAAGGCAGAAGCCAACATAAGCGGACCTCCTGAGAAGATAGAGCCATTTTTGGTCCGTAAAATTTCGCCGTTTTCTGAGAGGCAAAGTGTAAAATAAAAATCTTTCTCCATAATAACCAACTTTCTTTCCCGATTTCGTTTTTAAGAAATGTTACTGTTATTGGATTTATCTCTCTTTGATGTGCCGAAAATCCTGACCGGATTTCCCGATTTCGCTCATAAATAGACTATTTCGCAACGTATTGCGTATTTGGGATAACTAAATTATACTAAAATTACCGATGGATAGCAAGGCAAATCTAAACGCGATGGTAGTACCTGACATCGCGGGAAAAGGAGGTTTTTTTATGGCCATTCCCGAGTTGAAACTTATTCGTGACAAGCTCAAAGAAAAAGAGCGCCAAAATAAAGTGGGTCGTAAAAGTATTTTTGGAGACCCGGACCTAACACCGTATAATGCGCTAACAAGATTACCAAAAAAACAAAACATAGTGTATTGAGCGATTGGTTAAGCCACTCGCTATTTTTTTAAAAAGGAGGCAATAAGTATGAATGACGTTTTAAACGGCAACGAAGCAGCTAGTCTTTTGAGATCCAATTATTACAACGTTATGAAGAAGGCTAAGTTTGGTGAAATTCCTTCTTTCCGTTTCGGTGGAAAAGTGCTTTTTCGGCGTTCAACTTTGGAAAAGTGGATGCAAGAACAAGAGCAACGCTCCATTAATTTAGGAGAAGCGTAACATTATGAAAAACAAAAAACCGCCCATCGCCGGGCGGCAAACAGTAGGTGAGAAACGTCAGTTGACCCGCATGGGCCTTCAAATTCATATCGCATAAAAAGGAGGTATAGAGATGCTTAGAGCAAGGTACAAAGAACAAAAAAATAAAAAGTAGTTGTAGATTGTCGTTGGGCTATTTCAATAAAAAAAGGAGATGAAGATATATGAGTCTCGCAAACAGAATTGACCGCAATATTGGGCACCCCTCAGCCGACCCGGGGAAAAAGCGAGTTTACCATGTAAACGAAATGATGCAAATTCTTGGACTTAGCCGTAATACGCTAATGGCACTTCTGATGTCTGGTCAATTGAAAAGCGTTCGCGCTGGACGCCGCTGGTTGATCCCGTCGTCGTCGCTGTCTGAATTCCTAGGGGAAAATGCCTAGTAAAACAAAAACTCCCATGCGTGGGAGGCGGCAATAAAAGAAGGTGCGAAATGAAATGATTTTATATTTAAAATGTATCACAAAAACCGATATAGCGTCAATTTTGACCTCTTCGGCTGGGGCGTGAAGCGATGATGTTAGAACACGCCCTTAATTATGCCCGGCGGGGCTGGGCCGTATTCCCGCTACATACTCCCATGGGCGCCCGCTGCTCCTGTAGCAACCCGAAATGCGATAACCAAGGAAAACACCCGCGAACCCAAAACGGTCTCAATGACGCCACGACAGACCCGGCCCAAATTAAGCGATGGTGGACTAGAACACCTAATGCAAATATAGCAATCCGGACTGGCGAAGCCTCCGGTTTTTTTGTTTTAGATGTAGATGGCGATACTGGGCGCCAATCATTGGAAGACCTAATAAATGATTACGGAGCACTGCCAGACACACCGGAGGCAATTACAGGTGGACTTGGGCGTCACATTCTCTTCAAATGCGATGGCACCATCATACCAAACTCCCGAGGTAAAATGGGCCCCGGCCTTGATGTTCGAGGGGATGGCGGCTACATTGTCGCACCACCGAGTTTGCACGTTTCGGGCCGGCATTATGAATGGGATCTCGGGCAGCATCCTGACGAAACTCCCCTCGTAGAGGCTCCCGCTTGGTTGTTAGCACTCGTTATCAAACCATCGCAGTCAATTACTAGCGGAATGGTTTTACCGGAAGAAATTGCCGAAGGTGCCCGAAACGATACTTTTTTCCGCATGGGTTGTTCCCTCCGCGACAAAGGCTTTTCTGAAGGGGAAATATTTGCCGCGCTGGCAGTCGCTAACGAAGCCCGCTGTGAGGCAGCTCTACCAGAGAGGGATATCAGGACCATTTCAAAATCAGCCAGTAAATATGAGCCGAAACATCCTTTGATCGATAGACAGGGAATGCCGGATTTAATTGCCACGCTCGAAACCACTGGACAAGATTCCCGCTTGGCTTTTTTCAACGAAACCATTAAACCCGTCATCAGTGAACTGTCAGAGATCGAGCGGGAAGGCTATGTTAAGCGCATTGCCAAAGCCTTGGACGTACCGCCTAAGACCTTACGGAGCACGATAACAACCACCCTCAAAAAAAACAACTCTGACTCATGGAAACGAAAATTCGAGCTAAATCAATTTCAAGATCCCAAGGCGTGCTCGAATAACTTCCTGTTGATTTTCCAAAACGATCCAATTTTTAAAGGAATCCGCTTTAATGAAATGGGTGGAGAAATTGAACTCGCCAGCGGCTGGAACAACTTAACCGCGCTGGACGATGCAGGGGAAGCCATGGTTCGCGTCCATATCGACCGTAATTATGATATCCGAAGTCCTTCGCTCTGTCGTGACGCTTTGGTATGGGCAGCGCACCAACGAAAATACCATCCTCTTCGAGAATATTTCAAAAAACTGCCGGCGTGGGATGGCAAAGTAAGAGCCGAAACAATTTTTATCGACTGCCTTGCGGCGGCGGATACCAAGTACACCCGCAACATTACCAGAATCATTTTTAAGGCGGCATATGAGCGTGTCCACAATCCAGGGGTTAAATTCGACCTCATCCTTGTACTTCGTGGAGCGCAGGGGATTGGAAAATCCGTCTTAATATCCAAGATAGGAATGCAGTGGACTCACTCATCATTAAGGCTCACAGACATGCGAGACAGTAAGATTGCTGGTGAAAAAATCCAAGGTTTCTGGATCATAGAAATACCCGAGCTGGCCGGCATGACGAACGCTGACCTTGAAACCGTCAAGGCTTTTATCACCGCCGAAACCGACGTATACCGGGCGCCTTACGACCGTAAAACCCAAAGGCATAAACGCCAATCAATTATGATTGCGACTACTAATAGTGAAACCGGCTATCTACGTGATGAGACCGGTGGTCGGCGCTTTATAGATATGTTTTGCAACGGGACAGGGCGCTTGTCACCAATGGACCTAAAGCCGGAGTATATTGATCAGTTGTGGGCCGAGGTTAGAGACACCTACCAAGCCGTGCCGCTATATTTGACCGGTGCCGACTTAGCGCAGGCGACCGCCGATCAGTTGAACCAGGTCGAGCAAGACCCGCGCGAGGATATGGTGGCGGAATACTTGGATAAAAAAATCCCCAAAGGTTGGTATCGCATGACCCTTTATGACCGACAAGCTTTTTTGGACAATCGCACAGCGTTCTTGGCTATTTCTGATTCTGAATTGGCCCATCGGGAAGCTATCTGCACAGCCGAAATTTACGAGGAGGCGTTCCGACTCAATAAGGGCTTGATGCAAAACAAAGACCGTGCAGCCATTACACGGATTTTAATGCGGTTGGGATGGAAGAAGTACGAAGGTAAAAGGTGGTGTGGTGCTTATGGAGCGATGCGGGGATTTGAACGGCCTTAATTCAAAACGGCAAGACGGCAAGACGAACGGCAAGACGAACGGCAAGACGGCAAACCATTGATGTATCTGGGTTCCTTGCCGTTCTTGCCATTCTTGCCAGGCTGTAAAGAGTTTATAAAATACATTGTATCTAGGTATAGTAGATACTATATAGTCATTAAAAAAAGCGGCAAGACGGCAAGACGGCAAGAAAAAAATATTAACAAACACTGCAAACCAGCACCAATGCTGGTTTTTCGTGTATTTGCATGGCGGTATCTTTCTTGCCGTTTTGATTGCTAAAACAATAAAGAAAGGAATCAATTGCAATGAATTATCAGTTTAAGGATGGCAGATTAGTCGAACATACCGGATTGGCGGCATGGGAAGAAAACGAGGATGAAAAAGACTGGCTGAGCCGACAGGGCTTTAGTATTATTCCGAACACTGAAGTTGCAAATTTATCGGAGGAAATGACGCTTGAAACTTACCAACACTGCACCGACAAAATGAAATATATTGCCGTTCTTACTGATGTGTTTGAATGTCATTATATTTTTATCGATGGCGGTTTTATCAACTTGATTGAATTTCTGCGATATATTCAGCCGGTAGTCTCAATACTGCAGTCTAGCTATACAATGGAGATTTTCGGCAGACTTATTAAAAAACTGGAGGATAAGGGATCTATACCGAGATGGTATGACTAAAGGCTGAACAGCGACCAGGACCGCGGCAAGTGAGAGAAACGCCGAAATTATGAAGGAGAGGAAACGATGATAAAAAAAGAAAAAACAATTCTGTGCACCGCAACCGCCTGCGTGTTTAACAATCAGGCCGGTAACTGCTTAAGGGAAGGCCACTTCGTTGAAATAGCGGTCCGTGATAAGCGAGCGCAATGCACCGGCTTTGAGCGCAAGATCAAGGAGGTAAGACAATAATGGCCATGACCTGTATTACTGGCGGCACCACGAAGCCTAAACCCGATTACGGCGAGATATACCGTAAGGCGATTGTGCGGACTCTGGATGCGTGGGAACTGAAACCTGGTGATAAGGACCTAAGAAGCAAGCTCATCTACTATGGCGTTCGATATTGCAATCACAGTCGGTATGACAAAAAAGACTATGAGTCTGTAGTCTCGCGGCTAGAGTTAATTCAAGATATTAATGCGATGATCGGGCGTCTATCGCCGGCAGAATTGATGCAGATGTTTCCGGTTCGGAAGATATATAACGGCGAACGATACCAGACCAAAGACTTTTTTTACACGATGGCAGCGCTTCAAAAACATGGCTTAGACAATCCAATAGGTAATGCGGTCTTTGATACATTATGGGATTACCAAAACATTGATACAGAGCTTTTCTTGGTAGGGTACATGGGCGTCATGAGCGATATTCGCAAGCTGCAAGGTGGAAAAGGTTTGATGGAAGAGTGGTGCGAGAAGCAGGATATTCCAGTATATTATGAGTCCGCAGACCGCCAAGGCCGGACGTTCATGACCAATAGTAAGACCGGTAAAACCAAACGCGTACACAAGAAACCGCCGCGATATTTGCGGTTAGTTCAAAAGGAGGCATGCGGAAATGCCAGTAAGCAATAAATTACCCGAAAGGCGAAAGCGGTTTGTTGATGAGTACTTGAAGGATCTGAATGGAACTCAGGCATATCTTCGGGCCGGTTATAAGTCGAAAAATCCAGATGTGGACTGCCAAAAGCTTCTAGGAAATGCTAGGGTTCAGGCACATATTCAAAAGCGAAAGGCCGACCGCGAACGGCGTACCGAGATAACACAGGACCAGGTTGTGGCAGAATTGGCCAAGGTAGCGTTCGTAGATATTAAAGATTTTTTGCGATATGGCACCGAGAAGACTGATACTGGCGAAGTTGACGATGAAGGCAATCCAGTATATGAATACCGCCAGATAGTCGAGGCTAAGCCCTCCGAGCAGGTCGACGGCGCCATTGTGAGCGAAGTGACGCTAGGCAAAGACGGCACCTTTAAATTTAAACTGCATGACAAAATGGCGGCACTTGATAAGCTAGGACGGCACTTTGGGCTGTTTCTTGATCGGGTGCAGGCCCAGGTTGTTACTACCAACGTCAATGCCACAGCCCAAGAGATTATGGCTCTGCCTGAACCTGAACGCCAAAAATATATTGACCAGTTAGCCCGGATTGCTAAGGGCGAGTGACTATGGACAAAAGCGAGGCTATAGCCTTATTAGAGCAAATAGCCGCAGAGCAAAAAAGAATTCTTGTGCGAAATCATTTAATTGATTTTACCAAGTGGACATTTCAAGGGTACGAGATAAACGAGCACCACCGGCGATACGCGGAGGTGCTTGATCGATTTTCTAGGGGGAAAATCAAAAACCTGATGGTATTCATGCCGCCGCAGCACGGTAAAAGTGAGCTATGCAGCAGCCGGTTACCCGCTAAGCTTTTGGGCGATAATCCAGACCTAAGAATAGCGCTTACGTCTTATAATCATAGCTTTGCAAGCCGGTTTAATAGAGACGTGCAGAGGATTATCGATGACGAAAAATATAGACAGCTTTATCCGGGGACACAACTCAGCGGCGTAGGGATTAGGTCTATGGGCTCATGGCTAAGGAATGCTGATGAATTTGAGATTATTGATCATAAGGGCAGTTTCGTTTCTGTTGGCGTTGGAGGAGGCCTAACGGGACGGACGGTAGACATTGGCATTGTCGATGACCCTTATAAAGATGCTCAAGACGCATGGTCAACAACAGTCCGGCAAAGTGTCCAGGATTGGTATGACACGGTATTTAAAACCCGCCTGCACAATGACAGTCAGCAGCTTATAACGCAGACCAGGTGGCACCCTGATGATCTGTCAGGAACGATCTTAAAGCGCGAGCCTGAAAACTGGCATGTGGTTATTTTTCCGGCAATTAAAGTCGGACAACCGTCAGCCGAAGACCCACGAGAAGAAGGCGAAGCGTTATGGCCAGCGCGGCACAGTCTGACCCGGCTGCTGGAAGTTAAGCGGCAAAATCCCCATGTGTTTGGGTCACTCTATCAGCAAGATCCGAAGCCAGCAGAGGGTCTGCTGTTCCCGGTTGAAAGTCTGAATAGATTTACCCTGGAGGATATCAAAACCGATGGCGATTACCACAAAGTCTATATTGCCGCCATTGATTTGGCTGACAAGGGCAAAGACTTCTATTGCATGTTGGTTGCGGTACTGTTCGAACACAAGATATACGTTATTGATTGTATTTTTACACAGGCGCCAATCGATACGACGGAGCCGCTAACCATAGCCATGCTGAAAAAACACAAGACAAGGAGGTGCCGAATTGAGAGTAATGCTGGTGGCGAAATTTACTGTAGCAACTTAAAAAAGGCCGTGTTGCGGGAGCGCATAACGACCCATATAGACCCTGTATTCACAACCGCGAACAAAGAAACCCGAATTCTACTCTCGTCCGGGTCGATTAAGCAACATATGTGGTTCAGGTCAGACATTGCACCGAAAAGCGATTATGCAAAATTCATTGATAACCTTACTGGATATACCATGCAAGGTAAAAACGAGCACGATGATGGCCCTGATTGCGCAACAATGATAATTGAACTGATAACAGATTCAGGGCTAAGGGGATATGTAGGATTTTAACAAAGAATGGATTTGATCAAAATGGAGAAAGAAAAAATAATTAACACAGAGACTGAAATCTTATGCCACTCTTGCGAAAAGAACTATGTTGTTCCATTCAAATCTATGCATAGAAAAAATGATGTCCAAAACTGCCCCCACTGTGATGCAAAAATTGATGAGAAAACCTGGATCGAAATCGTAGAGGCTGTTTGGGGGTTGCAGCGTGCGAATGAAGATTTTTTAAATAACCACTTATACGGTGACGCTCAACCATTGTTTACAGTAGTGAGTATTCGAAGCAATATAGCGGATGAACCAGATTAACGGGAAGAGCCGAAAGGATCTTCTTTTATTTTTGGGGGAGAGGTGGTAAACGGCGATCCGGGTATCCAAGAGATCTAAGAAAAACAAAGAGAAAAGGGGATGTATTTATATGAGTGACAATGTATCCAAAGCTTACGAGACCATGCGTGAGGTTACGTGTAATCAAGGCAGCCCATCGGAACAAGCCGCTAAATTTGCAGATCTGCAGGAGTCGCTTAAGGCTGCCGCAAAAGAAGCAGTTGCCGCAGTCGACGAACTAGGAAAGCAGCAGCGGGGTGAAAAATAATGTCAAAAGAAATTTTTCAAGTCACTATCAACGGTTTTCTGCGGCCAGCAACGGTATATCTTATGGAAATTGCCTTAAATGTCGTGAGTGCTAAAAAGGAGATGCCAGCGGAAGAGTTTGCGGCATTTATGAGAGAAATGCAATTTTCGCCGGGAGTGGTTGATGGATGTTGCAGAGTAATTGGGAAATACGACACCTGGCAGAAACAACAGAAGATCAATGATTTTGAAATCCTCCGGCTGTTTGCCGGTCAGGAGGACGAGGTATGAGCGAGCGCCGGCCGCCATTCTGGGAACTTGAAGATCCCAAAATATTGGAGTCATCGAAGAATGGTCTACGATGGTATGCGCAGGCCCGGAAATTACAGGTGGTCACTGCGCCATGGGTAACCGAGACAGGGGAACAGAAATACCGGACCGTTACGCTGTCGGTGAATTTCTTTAAACGGACGGACGAACTAAGGGAACAACTAAAGGCGTTGCTACTTGAAATTGTCCGTGATCTGGACGAAAGCTACCCTGTAAAATAGTGTCCGATAACTGGGAGTTACCGGACGCTAAACGAGATATCTGGAGGGTTAATCACATTTGAATTAGGAGTAGAACGTGAAAGATGACCAAGCAAAAATGCTTAAAAGTATTCTAGGCATTAAGACTCAGATTGACACGATCACGGAGCGGCTCGGACCGCTTCACGCGGCGGGGAGGGACCTTTTAAAGAATGAAGGTTCACTCCCTTTGCTTTTTCAGCGGGAACTTATGCTGGCTTTGGGTATTGCCGGTATTACCATGATGGATCTGAATGAGGATCTGATGAAGATAATCGGATGTCTAAAAAATGAAGGAGTTGATAATAGTGTCAATTTATGATGAGATTTCCAAGCAAATAGAAGAGATTCAAAACAAAAAAATAAAGGCGATCCAGACAGGGCTTAACGCTATCCATCTGCGTCGGGACACTGAGGGAGCATTGCTACCGGAGGCATACGAAGAAGCCCTGGCTCTAGCCGATGCCGTCTTAAATGCTGATAGCGAACTGGTTGGACAGATTAATAAACTGATTTTATATAATATTCAACAGGCACGGGAGGGAATGCGTGATGAGCAACCCAGTAGTCAACGCAAATGACCTAGACGCTATGTGGGGCAGGAAATGGGCGATCACATTTTATCCCGCCAATAATGGACCCGCAATAATATTATCAACCAGTGACCTTGGTAACTACTCCCTGCAGGCTACTTTTCACGTTGAACGTCCAGGATATCAGGCAATCATGTTTGCAGAGGTAACGGTCTGGAACCTCAACGATGAAACGTTAAGCGCGATCCAGCCGCCCACGCAAGGATTTTCTAAGTCAGTTGGTAAAATCGTTATTCAAGCCGGTTATGTGAATGGCAATTATGGTCAGATTTATTCGGGACAAGTGTTTCAAACTCGGGTAATACACGAAAACGTAGTGGATAAAAAATTGGTCTTAAACTGTATCGACGGACTCCAGCAGTTGATGAATAACTATGTGTCGATGACGTTTAGCGCCGGGGTTAACCAGCAGACGGTCGTTAAAGGAATCGCAAGTCAGGCTCAGCAACCTATCGAAATTGGAACATTGAGCGATAGCTTAAATAGTAAGCAACTTCCCCGCGGCAAAGTGGTTTTTGGGGAACCTAAGAAATTCTTCCGCGAAATTTCCCAAGACAATAACGGGCAATTTTATTTTGTTGATGGGCAATTAAATTTAACCACTCTGCTGGATATCCCCAAAGGACAGTCGTTAATAATCCAGCCACCGCCTATTGGGGGGCTGATTGGATATCCTGAGCAGGTTGACGGTGGGGTCAAATTTACAGTTCTGCTGAATCCTCTGTTAAAACTGATGTATCCGCCGATGTCGGTTACATTGATGAATACTGTGATTAACCAGCAGCAGGTCCAGTATGGAAGCGGGACACTCCCTTACGTACTCAGCCCGTCGGGTGAATATAAGGTCGTCAAGGTAGTCCACCACGGAGACACGCGGGGCAATGACTGGTACACGGAATGCGTTGCTGTGACGCCAGGGATGCTCCCGATCACGCTGACGCAAAGCCCGAACTAGGTCAGCGATATATAATTAATGAGGTGTAATGAAATGAAAGATATTCACCAACAAAAAAACATCGTGAGCATTCTGCAGGTCGCGGACAAGTTCGCTAAGGTTGCCGGCAGGTTAAACCGCCTGCACCAATCAGCGAAAGAGCGTTTTCATAATGACGGTAAGCTTGATCTGCAATTCCAACGCGAAACGATGTTTACCACCGGCGCCATAAAAGGGGACATGCTGGAGCTTCAAGGCTCGCTGCAAAGGGCGGCTGAATTGGGCGCCGAATCGGGTCGGTCAATTATAGAATTGATGAACATTTCCTATCTGGCGGTGACGTACCTGCAAGACCGGAAAATATTTGATGATTTCCTGGCTTATGTGGCAAAGGAAACAGCTGGCACAGTCAAGCCGGCGGGGATCATGGATAAATTGAAATTTTGGAGGTGTAAATAGTGGGTACAGCTGACATTATAAAATCTTACCTTGTAGAACTTGGTTTCCAGGTAGACAACCAGGGATTTAATAAATTTAACAAGGCACTGCAAGATGCTTCTAACGCTGTCCAGTCTCATACCGCAGGATGGGCCGGTGCGTATATTAAGGCTGCCACAATGATTGTGGGGGCTATTACGACCATAACAGGGGCTACTGTAGCCCTTATTGACAAGACAGCACAGCTCGACCTTGGTTACCAGAAACTGGCCCTTCACATGTATATGGCGGTAGACCAGGCCAAGCAGTACAAAATTGTCACTGACGCCATGGGCGAAAAAATCGATGACATAGCCTGGATTCCTGAACTCAGACAGCGGTATATGTCGCTGATGGACCAAACTAAGCAGATGGAACTGCCGGGCGATGCCGAAGGGCAGATGAAACATATCAGGGATGTCCGGTTTGAATTCACTCGGCTGAAAGTTGAAATGACTTACGGTCTGCAGTGGATTGGCTATGAGTTAATGAAAAATCTGGGGATACCAATCAACAATGTTTATCAATGGATGAAAAATTTCAATGATTGGATAACCTCTCATATGGCTGAGTGGACGAGCAAGATTGCAAATTTCCTTGCACCGGTTGTTAAGGTTTTTATATGGTTGATTAATGAGGCGAAAAAGCTCTGGGAAGTATTAAGTGATATTTGGGAACAGCTAAAAAGTGTCGGGGTTCCTGATGGTATTGGCGAATTAATAAAAGCTTTCATGAAACTGACAAGCTCGGTTGTTAATATGATTGTTCAGTTTGCAAAAATTCCTCTTGTAAAGGAATTCTTCAAGGCTATCGCTGAAGGCGGTATGCTGGCAATTAACATATTTACCGCAATGCTGAATTTATTAACGCATTTATTTGACGCTGTTACGGCAGCCATTTCGGGGCGTATTCCAACGGCTGTGGGTATTTTAAAGAATGCCGCGAAGCAATTTGCTAGTGAGATCATGGATTCGTTTACTGGCAAACCAGTGAAGTCGGGCCCTGCGGGCGGTGGCGGGGCACGAACCGGGTCTATAGTAGGAGATAATAGCGACATTCGCGCTCTGGCTAATCAAGTAGGGTCACAATTAGGAATACCCGGAGATCTTATATATGCACAATGGTCGCATGAATCAACGGGATTTACCAGTCAGCTTGCAAGAGAAAATTATAATTTAGCGGGTTTAACGCAAACCACACCAAATGGTGAAGATAACAAGCAACCCGATGGAACTAATTATTACAAACAGTATGGCAGCTATGCGGAATTCGCTAATGATTATGTCGATTTTATTCGGCGAAATGATCCTCATGCAATTGGATCTCAAACACCGGAAGAATTAGCTCATAACCTAAAGACTGACAGCTATTACACTGCTGACGAAGATGCGTATAGTGCAGGGATAAGGAGTAACTATCCTACAGAGTCTGGCTTATCTACAGCGGCACAAAACTTCAACGGTTGGACCGGAAATGGATATACCCCCCAAGGGAGTAGCAGCGGATCGGTTCAAACCAATATCGGAACCATGAATATTATGGTTCCACCAGGAACAAAAGACCCCTCCGGTTTTACATCAGAAGTGATGAGGCAAATGAATGAACAGATGGGTGTCAGTAATGCCCGGCAAATGAGAGATTTTAGCGGCATAAGGTAGCGCAATTTTAAAGGGGTCAGGAGTAAAAACCTGGCTCCTCTTTTTTTTATTATAAGATAAACATCAATCAGTTTAGCACAAAAAACTCCCCGGTTGTTGGGGCGTTTAGTGCTATAAGGTTTGTTTCCATTATCCAGGACAGTTAATATTCCCGTGTCGGAAAAACCTTTCAACATTTGTAAGGATACTATCATACCAACTTTTTTGTTCTTCAGGACAAGAAAAGGTAAATCCATTATACGAAGCCGACCCAACAATCATTTTCTCGTAATAGATTCTGCCGTTTTCCCTCCACGTTACAACGTACCATGTATCCTCTAATGTGTTATATCCTAATTCACCTTTGATGTTTTTAACGGTAAGATTATA